ATACTTGATTATGATAAAAATTCTTGGAAAAAATAAAATGTATGAATAAAGAAATGGTAAATGGTCCCATTCATTACGGTGGAGCAGACAACCCATATGAAGTAATAAAGGTATGTGAAGCATGGGGATTAGACCAAGATGCATACCTTTTCAACGTAGTGAAATATGTAGCAAGAGCAGGAAAAAAAGATAAAACCAAAGAGATAGAGGATTTGAAAAAGGCGGCATTCTATCTTGAAAGAAAAATCAAAAATTTAGAAAAATGATAATTTGGCTTACAGGTCAACCTGGTGCAGGGAAGACAACAATTTGTAAAAAAATCTTACTCAGAGATGCTAGTATCTTCCACATCGATGGAGATGACCTCAGAGATTTATTTGAGAACAAAGATTACTCCGAACAAGGAAGAAGAAAAAATATTGAGTTAGCACAACAAATCGCTCAGTATCTCAATAACAAAGGTGAAGATGTATTAGTATCTTTGGTTTCCCCCTATAAAGACCAAAGGGACAAATTTAAACAAAAGATGGGGAATAAATTGATTGAGGTTTTTGTCCACACATCCGAAATTAGAGGTAGAGAAGATTTTTTTGTTAAAGAATACGGACAACCAACCGAAAATTACCTTGACATTGATACAACAAATGAAAGTGTTGAGGAGTCAGCTCAAAAAGTATTAGAATATGCAAAAATTTCACGTTGAAGGAGACCCAAAATTAAAAAACACGGGTGGTAAACAATACTCAATGTTTATCGGACGATTTCAACTGTGGCATGGTGGCCACAGATGGTTGATTGACCAAAGATTAAACGAAGGTAAAAATGTTTTGATTTGTATCAGAGACATTGCTCCTGATGAAAAAAACCCATTCACCGCACAAGAAGTGGAAGGTAATCTCAAAAAGGAACTTTGGCAACTTATCGGTGAAGAAAAAATCAAAGTAATTATTATCCCTGATATTGAGTCAGTGAACTTCGGAAGAGGTGTAGGATATGATATTATTGAACATATTCCACCACAAGAGATTCATGATATCTCAGCAACAAAGATTAGAGAACAAATGAGAGAGGAAGGTAAATTATAGTGGAAAATATTTTTAAAATCACTGGACTTAGTGGAAAAAAATCATTAGAATTAAATTATTAAATTGTTATAATGGAAAATTTTGTGAATAAAATAATCAATGGCAATTGTATCGAAGTGATGAAAACAATGCCAGAATTTTCAATAGACCTCATCGTAACTTCACCACCCTACGGTGTCGGTATCGAATATGATACCTTTGAGGATGATATTTCTTTCGAAGAATATAAATTGTTTTCAACTGCTTGGATGACTGAGGCTTTTAGAGTTTTGAAAGATGATGGAAGGATTGCCTTGAATATCCCCTATGAAATTAATCGTCAGAGTCAAGGGGGTAGAATATTCATGGCCTCTGAACTTTGGCAGATTATGCAAAAAATAGGATACAAGTTTTTCGGAATTGTTGACCTGAAAGAAAATTCACCCCATCGAAGTAAAACAACTGCTTGGGGTTCGTGGATGTCACCCTCCGCACCGTACATTTATAACCCCAAGGAGTGTGTTATTTTAGCATACAAGAAAAACCACATAAAGAAAATTAAAGGTCAACCAGAGTGGGTAGGAATGCCCCAGGAGGTAACCAACGAAGAGGGTAAGACGCGAAACAAGATGATATATACCGAGGAACAAAAAAAAGAATTTATGGATTTGGTTTATGGGGAGTGGGACTATTTTGCTGACACAAAACAATTGACAAAGGCAACTTTTTCATTAGATATTCCTTTGAAGGCGATAAAAATTTTAACTTACAAAAATGATTTGGTTCTTGACCCTTTTGCTGGTAGTGGAACAAGTTTGGTTGCTGCAGTTATTTCCGACCGTAATTGGATTGGTATTGAGCTTAGTGAAAACTACTGTGGAGTCGCTCAAAAGCGAGCTCAACATTTTATAGATAAAAAAAATCAACCTGAGCTCGATTTCAAAAAGGGGTAATTCCCTTTTTTTTATTCTCTGTATATTTATAATAAATTATTTTGATGACAGAGGAACTCATAAAAAAATTAGTACAAATCCAACTTCAATGGAAATTTTTGCATTGGCAAACATTTGGAGATGCAAAACACCGAGTTTACGGTGAACTTTATGACGGTTTAGGAGATTTAATTGATGAATTTACTGAGACAATGATGGGAAAATATGGCCGTCCTAAATTCGAGGACGAGTTCGGATTGATGTTTCAGGACATATCAAGTTTGAGTTTACAAAACTTCATCGATGGTATTGTAGAATTTTTAGTTTCAATGTCAGATGAATTGGATGCGAAGTATGATACTGACTTATTGAACATCCGAGATGAAATGTTGGGGTTGATAAATAAATCTAAATTTCTTTTAACACTAAAATACTAATGGGAAAGAAAATAATAAGACTTACCGAATCTGATTTGGAAAGAATTGTTTCCAGAGTTATTACGGAACAATCAGAGGAAAGAAAACACATAAGAGCTATTCAGAGATTTTTAAATTGGAAATACCCGACATTAAAATTAGTTTTTGATGGTAAAACTGGTTCAGGTTCTCAAACAGAGAAGGCTATAATGAAATATCAAAGTGACATCAAGGTTCTTCCTACCAACGGAGTATGGGGAATCGACACACAAGAAAAAATGCCCCCTTCAGATTTAAAACAATTAAAGAAATTCATGGTTGATGAAGGGGATATTTTCGATAGATTCCTTGATTGGCTTGGATTCTAACAAAGAGATTCAATTTTTCGAGCAAAAAACTTTGATTTCAACATCAAATTGTCTATTTTTGGATTCACATTTCTATTAGTATGAAAAAAACATATGCTGGCGTAGTGGTCAAAAACAAAAATAAAATTTTGTTTTGCAAAAGAAGTTCAAAAGTAGATTATCCAGGTGTTTGGTCTATACCTGGTGGTACTATGGAAGAGGGTGAAAAACCTCATCAGACCGCACGACGAGAATTTTTTGAAGAAATGGCTGTTGATATTGACAATGAAAATTTGAAAAAAATTGGAATTATTCCAAGATATTCTCGAGATGGAAAAAAATTGAAAGGGGAAATGCATGTTTTTGAAATCCAACCAAAAGAAATTATCATTCCAAATTTGGATTTAGCTATAGATGGGGATGAGCACACAGAATGTGGTTATTATAGTTTGGACCAAATGCCACCTTCGAAAATAGGTGAACACTTACACGAATTACTTAAAAATATCTAAAATGTTTTGGTTGATTATAATCGGTGTTATACTTTTTTGTGTATTCGTTTCGGTTGATATGGAAAAACAACTGAAGAACTATTCAGAAAAACACCCCGAAGAAAAAAAAGATTGAGGTTTTTTATCAAAATGCATTCTTTTTGTTATCTCGGATATATTTATATGTCTTACCCGAAAGGGTGAACATCCCCATCGATTTAAGTTTTCAACTGAGAGGTTGGTGAAAAACTTAAATCATACGAGACAAAAAAAGTCTCAAAAAAAGTCCCACAAAATTTGGAAGTTTAAATATCTCACCTTATTTTTGTGGGACTTTATTATCAAAGTAGTTCTTTAACATATATCTACTCAAGGTTCAACCAGAGCATGACTTGGATGGTGACACGGGGACTTGAGTAGTTTTATGTAAGATTCATGAAAAAAGATAAAAACGAAAATCAAGTGCCACTTTTCAAAGACCTGAACGAAGTCAAAAACCAAATTGACTATTGGGAAAAACATGAAGGTGTAAATTGGTTAGGTAAGTGGGCGAGAAGTATCAGGTTAGAAAGATTGTATGTAAGATTAGCTTCAATCCAAAGAAAGATTCAGAAGTTAAAGAGTAGAGGAAAAAAGTAGTTTTTTGAAATAACATCGCATGGTAGTAGCAGCGGTAGCTCGTCAGGCTCATAACCTGAAGGTCGTCAGTTCGATTCTGACCCATGCAACGAAAAAAAAAGTTTTATAAAAATTTGACGAACTGAAAAGTTCTTCCTAATTTTGTAAAACAATTGAGGGAAAGGGGTTGTAAAGTTCCTTACCGAAGTCGGGGGTTGTAAAAAATTCCACTCTCCTTCAATAATTGATAGTTCTTTGTTTTAAGATATTGGCCGCCTATGGTCATTAAATAAACTACGAAAGTAGTATAAAGTGGAACACCAGGTTTTAGTGTTCTGCGGTATCAGAAATGGTACTCGAGTAGGCAATCAGGATATGTTCTGACCTTTAGTACTGAGGGTAACACTGTAGGGAAAGTGGTTGGAATACGGGGCGATACGGGTCGTCTTGTTGAGGTCGGAAGACCAATAAGAATAACCTGAGGAATCTATGTAAAAAACTATGGCATCCACCATAGTGATTACGTAATTCAATATCAGAGTTGACTTAAAACCGAAAGGTAAGTTGGTGTACAGGTGGTGCTGTTATCAACCTTGAAACGTCTCTACCAAGAGCGTATCAGTGAAGTTGACTTGAAGTATGGAGGTCGGGAGACTTCAGAGGGTAGTTTAGTATCGTGTCGTTCAAAAGATAACATGGCTTGTGACGGGCCGCTACCTTCCTCATCCGTAAACCAAACCTTTATTGTTAATTCTGATTTAACAACTAATAATTAAAATCAAAGGAAAAGTGCTCGTCAGTCGTTGGAAACAGGTGACTACTTAGTCTTGAGATGTTCATGACCGTGTTGGGTCCCAAACCCTTTACGATTTTCACGAAAGTTCTCTAATCCCGCAAGGACGAACTGGGGTGGCAACCTCGGAGAGTGATGAGTAAGGAGAGAGTATTCAACGATTTAAGGATTGGTTAATCTAATTGACCGTCACTGAGAGTTACTTCTCAAAAGGAAGTGGAAATCAAGGGAACAAAATAATCCTTGTAAAGATTCTCAACAGAACTTGTATTCTCAGAGTTTTTGCCTAACCCTATCAGTTTCTACTGATGGGGTTTTTTTTAACATTGAATACCATTAGAAGCACCCACTTCAGTACATCCACCACCCCCCCCTTTGTAATATTCATAAGAACCCGCTCCCAAACTCATTACATTATAACCCATTACATTAGTCCAACAAGTTGTTAAACCTGGGTCAGTGAACAAAGCAGTCCCTGTGTCAAAAGATAAACTAATTGACCAATAAAGAGTTTCTGTGAATGGTGAGGTACAAGTTCCTCCATCGGAATTTGCCAAATAAACAGTTCCTGAATTATATAGAGGAGTTTCTGTTGGTGTGTTTGTTGGAGTTTGTGTAGGTGTGTGGGTAGGAGTTTGAGTATTTGTTGTAGTTTGAGTTGGAGTTTGTGATGGAGTTTGTGTGTTAGTAGTGGTATTGGTTGGTGTGTTTGTTGGAGTTTGTGATGGAGTTTGTGTGTTAGTAGTGGTATTGGTTGGTGTGTTTGTTGGTGTAGGTGTATTAGTTGGTGTTGTAGTTGGAGTAGGGGTATTCGTAGTCGTATTGGTAGGGGTCGGAGAGGACGTAACTGAAGGAAAAACTGGATTGCAAGAAATGACAGTCCTGACTTGAGGTAGAACTAAATTTATGCCTTCA